ACAGTGCTGTCAAGAACAAAACTACCGCCCGTTGACGTGCGCGAAACAATGCTACTGCTTTGCGACGTAATGGCGCCCGAAGATGTTACCGAAGATGCTGATACAGCGCGCCCAGCCGTTAAGTTAGCTACGGATACTTTAACGGTGTTTCCGCTCTGCACAATAGGCAGAACCTCAGTGCCCGCCAGCGGCGTAGATGCGTTAGTAAGTTGGGAAATCTTTTTGTCAGCCATGATGCTTTAACCTCAGAATAAATCGTTCCAAGAAGTGCCGTTGTAGCACCGAAGTTTGTTAGTTCCGCTGTTGTAATAAACATCACCAGCAACGGCACCCGTTGGATCGCTTGCTAATGGCACAAAGTTAATAGCGCCATTCGGCTGCACTTTGGCTCGTACCAAAGCGTTACTGCCCAGACCTAACCAATTTGCATCCGACGTGCCAATTCCGTAATCACCGCCCGTTGTGAGGCTATAAAACCCGTTTGCGCCAACGCCAAAGTTAGTTCCGCCGCCGTAACCGGATGCGTAAACGCCATCCGACTTTACAGCAGTTGAATTGTTAAATGTTTGCGTTTCGCCACCCGTAGCGCCCTTAAAACGAACAACGGCACCGGGGTATCCGTTGTAGTTAATTTCAGTACCCCAATTTGGCGAAGCCGCACTGGTATTGATACTAAAACCGTTGGGCCCAAAAACAGTAGTTGACGTTGATGCGTTACTTATGTTGGTCGTAGTGCTATCAAAATACGGGTTATATACGCTTGTGTTTAATGCGTTTGCCGTAATTTCAAAGCCTGTTGCAAGACCTTCGATGCGAGGCGCGATGATCGTCGTGTTCTTGGCTCCTGTCCCGAGCGCATATCCGGTCACGGTATTGCCGGGGAACTCGCAATGACACGCGATGAAGGTATTGTTCCCGATGCGATCCGCAGCTGTACCGAAGGCCAGGTGATATCCGAACGAATTTGCACCCGGTTGGATGCGCATGTTCATCAGCGTGTTGGTGTTCGCGCCGTCGTAGAACAGCACCCCATAGCCAACGAAGCCGATGTAGATGTTCTGGAGGTAATTGTAGGTACACTCGGTCACGCCATAAGTGATTGTTCCGAGGATGATGCCGGCCTGACCGGTGGCACTGTTTCCGATGAGCCACAGGTCTTTCAACTCGCCGAACTGGATGGAGCGCCAGTCGATAACGCTAGATCCAGAAGGGGCGGTCATGTTTGGCGTGGAAATCTGCATCCCACGGATGCTGCAATAGTACCGGGTGACGGTGGCTTGGTCGGGGTTGAAGATTGCAGCGCCGGTCGTGACCGTGGAGACCAAGAACGTGCGGAACTGTCCGTCGCCAACCAAGGCGCAGTTGTTGTGTCTAATAAGAATCCGCGAAAACTTATAACTTCCTGCGGGAAAATACACAGTTTTTGCTGCGTCAACGGCCGCCTGAATAGCAGCAGTATCATCAACAACTCCATCGCCCACAGCGCCATAGTCTTTAACGCTGACGGTATCACGCAACTTAGACTGCACGCTACGCGTTACCGCGCCAACGCCACCCTGAGTGAATAGGATGTCTTCAGAACTAGTGTCTACGGTGCTAAGAGTCTGCACCGTTGAAAACTTGACCAGTGCGCCGACATGCAGTCCTTGCGTGAACGTAACGGTGTTGTTGTCCGTCTCAAGGTAAGATGCGCCGACGTATTGGTTTACGCCATCAACAAACACCATAAGGTTGTTCGCGCCGGCCGCATAGGTCATCGTCGTCAGATTGAAGACGGTCTGCCCTGCGGTCGCAGTCTGAAATTCCTCAAACCCTACATAGGTTTGGATGTCCGACGCATACGCCTTCTTCGTCACGTTGTCCTGAACGACAACGAACAGATCGGTGCCTTCGACCGGCGAGTCTACGAGCGGAAGGTCTGAAATCTTAACGATTGCCATTCATCACTCCAACAGCAGCAAGCCGCCGTTCTCTTGCACCAAGTTTTCGCCGGTTTCGGTTTCCAAATTGCCAAATATCACGTCGCTTGCGTAGCCCGTCAGAAACGAAGCAATGCCGCCAAGCCCTAGCCCGACCGCATTTCGCAAACCAACTCCGAAGCTCATCGGATGTTAATGGGCTTGGCGTACAAGTCGCCGTCAGCCGTTACGCGAATGGCACTCACTCGCCAGGGCGCGCCAGTGCCTTGCGGCACGATGAACGGAATTGGCGTGTTGGCCGGGATCGGAGTGCTGGAAGTCGTTGCCGTCACGCCCTCACCCACGACCACGTACGCGGCTGACGTACACCATACCACTACGCCCTGCGGGCCGGACTGCCAAGTCGCCGTAGAGCCTGCGGTGCCCGTGTACGCTACCGTACGACCGGGGTATACGGCATCGGCCATCGGATTAAGAAGTTCCATGTTCTACCCTCACGCTAAGAAGCGCAGTTTATAAATGGTCGTAAGATACAACGTCAGTATCTCATCAATCAAATTTTGTAAAGGGCTGTCCTCTTTACTACAAACCGTGTAACGCATTTCCTCAAGCGTCTTTAGTTCGTCCTGCAAAAAGTCGAGCACATTGTTCGTCTTTTTAGCCGTTTGTAACGCAATCGGACCAATCAGGCCGTAACGGCCCTGATAGGCCTCTGCGAAGCTGTCTGCGAGCGGAATGACCCCTTCGTAAAACTTCTGCAACGCCTTGTGTTTCGCATAGTTACGCGTGTTGAGGTGCGTAGAGTGCGTCACGTCGCGTGCAAGGAACAAGTGCCCAATAAAGACTTCGCAGGTCATAGCGGCATCCCTTCAGGCGGCACGGCCATCTCGCGGGGGGCGCTAGGCGCCACAAGCTCACCGGTCGATAGCATGCCGGCTAGCGTGCCCATAATGATGTCCTGCACCTGCTCCTGAGTTAGACCGCTCTCGACCGCTTTAATTCGATCCGTCTCGGCATTGTACGCCTTGACCTGAGCCTCAAACTCCTTAATCTGCACCTCGCGGGCTTCCATCGACTGCTGCACGCGGCGGAGCATGTCCTGCATCATCTGCATCTCTTGCGCCATCACTTCCATCTGCTGATTGGCGGCTTGCAGGGCTGGGTCTTCCTCGTCCGCAAGCAGCTTCGGATCAATCATCTTCTGAAGCCGCTTGCTGATCTCCTGAGCGCCCGGCCAGTCCATGTTCTTGACAAACAGGTCGCCGGCCACCGCCCAAAGCTGCGGGTTGGCCTGCAAAATTTGCCCCATGGCGTCCATGGCTTCCTGCCGCTTGGTCGCGTAGGACGGGCCAGTCGTGACCGCCACGTCGTACTTACCGACAGATGGGTTGTAAATTTTTTCGATCACGATACCCGTCTCGTCCATGATCCGGCGGACCGGCTCGGCTTGCATCGGGTCGATGCGAACCGTGTTGGTTTCGCCGTCAATGCCAATGATGCGCGCAATGCGCTGGGTGTCGTAAATCTTCGGGATCAAGTCAACGAGTTGGCGCGTCCCATAGCGAATGGCCCGAGCTAGGTTATCTACGAAGTGGTATGTGCCTGTGTCGCCTTGCCGTTCACGCGCCAAAATGGCCCGACCGGTGCGCTCGTTGGAGCGGATGCCAAGACTTGCATCGTACTGGCCCGTAGAGGCCTTGATGTCGTCGGCAGCGCCCATCTTCGCCTGGATCAAGCCCGTCTGGGCGAGCGGCGGCGGAGCACGTTGTGGCAGCGGTAGGACTGCGCCCTGTCCGTCTGTCACGTCGGGGTTAACTTCTAAGTACGGCCAGTTGGTCGTGTTGGCCGTCTTCCACTGGTTCTCATAGCCTTCAAACTGACCGCCGTAACCAATGAACGGCGCCTTGGGCGCAAGCGCAAGCATCTCTGCTTCCTGCGATACCCAGTAGTTGTACATGCGCTGGGCGTCCTTGGCGTTACGCACAAGGCCCGACACGTACATACGACCGTCTACTTCAAACTCGTTGCCGATCACGCGGATCACAGGTATCCACTTGCCCGGCCATTCGGATTCTTCAAGGATTTCATAGCCGTTTGTCTTCAGCCACTTGACGCGCTTAACGTCTACCTCGCGCTTGCGAATGGGCTGAAGGCCCAGCATCTCAAGCTCTTGCGCTTCCGGTGAACCTTCAAACGCCGTTTGGTTGCCGGCGTACAGATTCAGCGTTTCTTTGCTGTGTTCTTTGTAGAAATACTCAGCAATTCGCACCGTATCTTGGTTAATCCACTGCGAAAGCGCCTGATCGCCGACTCCACGCTGCAAAACCGACGAAATCGGCTCTGCGTTAGGGTACATGCGCTCAAAATCCGACTTTTGGATGTCTTCGGTGATGAAGCACCACTCCGCATCCGCCCCGCAAGGGTCTTGGATGGTCGGGTCCATGTACACACTGAAGCTATTTCGGATGCGACCGATACGAAGGTCTTGGTCAAACGTATTTTCGTCGCAGTATTCCGTCAAAATGCGGAAATACCCTTCGCCATACGTGACTTGGTTGTCGCATGCGGTGTCATACGCCACATCCGCATCTGAAATATACTCAATGTGACGGACAATTCCGTCAAAAATCTCCGCGACCTCAATGTCCGCCTTGTCATCGACGGGGATGACCTTACCGGCGGGCCGGTTCTGTCGCTGATCGTTCGTCACCTGCCGCACATGCTGCGGGAGCTTGTTGATCGTGAGGCACGGACGCGCGTTGAGCGTCTGTCCTTGCACCGACCCGCGCTGCGCCAGCACGTCTTGTGGCCACTGCCACTGGTTGTCGGGCGAACCTGCCATGAAGCGCAGGTCATCTAGCTCGTCCTCACGGCTGTCTGAGTACGCCGCGAGGGCGGAGGTCAACCGCGAACGGGCCGTAGCCAGTACGTCCGCCGGGTCGCGCGACATTTTGCCTTTGTTCGTCGGCGTGTTGGCGACGCGCGCAGCGCCGCGCAGCCCTGTGGGGTCTTTAGCCATTATTTGCGCTTCTTACCTTGTGCTTTACGCTTGACCGAGTAGGCGATCGCCACCGCTTGCTTCTGCGGCTTGCCCGCCTTCATCTCAGCCTTGATGTTCTTACGAAAGGCAGCCTTGCTGGCAGACTTAACGAGGGGCATTAGCGTTTCCTCATCGGTGTGGGCCGAAAGTCAACAGTTGTACGTACAACGTCAGGACGCCGCATCGGCATACGCATCGGTCGCGCCGGGCGCTGCGTCTGCTGCGGTGAGGGTTGCGCCTGAATGATCGCGTCGCCCAGCACGGCGCGCGGACCAATACCCATGCGATCGTAAGGATTGTTAGGCACCTAACTTACCTCTTTTTAGCCGTTTTGGCCGACTGCCGGAACGCTTTAGCGGTCGGCGCGCCCTTAGACCCAGGCTTGCGCATCTTCTCACCGCTGCCGGCCTTGATCCGCTCGCGTTTAGCGTGGATGTTACTATATAACCCGCGTTTAGCTGCCATGTTAGCCACACTTCCATCGTCTGAGTGACGCCTTGGCGCGTTCAGCCGGCCCCTTGGCCTTGGCCACCACACCCTTCATTCGCGCGCAAAAAGACTTCTTACGCCCTGCATCCGCCTTAGTCTTCGGACTGGGTGCCGGAGCCTTCAAGTTGCTACCCGTAGCGCGGTTATACTTAGCGCGTCCCTTCGCCGTCAAGCCCGCACCCTTAGAGACGGGTTGCTTCTCACCGCGACCGACTGACAGACTGACCGATTTGCGTGCCATTAGGCTCCCATCCAACTGCTTGTCACACCCGACCCGCGCTCGGTGACGATGCGTCTTGGCTTCTCTCGCGCCTCACGGCTTGCGAGCGGGTAGGCGAAGGTGACGGCGAGTGCGTCGGCGGCGTCTGGTGACGCTTGCCCGCGTGCCTTCATCTCCTTCTTCCCTTCCAAGAACAGCGTACCTGACGAGTTAGGCTTGACGTGTGGCCCACAGAGGTCAGACTTGAGGAGCCGATCGCTTGGGATGCTCGCCGAGCGTAGCCATTCCCGCATGTCGCCCCACATCTCTGCCCGCTTGTTGCCCCACATCACCGGGTTCTTCGCCTTCCAGCCAAAGTTTACCCCACGCACCTTATACCGCTGCTCTTTAAGGCGGTCAAGTATGCCGTAGCCTAGTCCACCCTCGTCGATGACGGTGAGCGCCGGATTGAACTCCTCGATCGCGTCGATGACGCGTCCCACCGTTGTCATCGTATCGTCGCCCCGGTAGCGTCGGATAGCGATCACGTCGCGTCCTTGCCTTACGACGATGACTGTCGAGTCTGCTCCACTTCGCGCTGGATCGACTCCGACAACGCGTGGCGCGCTCTCGTCCTTGTACCGAGGCCTTGCCATAGCCTCCTCCACAATTCGCGGAGCAATAAACTGGTCGTCTCCGTCTGAAGGAAACTCCCCGTAGACCTCAACCTTTGCCTGGCTACTATCTGCTCCATACTCAGCGATGATTTGCTCGTAGACGGCTTTGTCGGTGTCTTCGACTTGCCGCGCGTCGATGCTTTGCGTCGTCCAGAACTCTCTTTTGGCGTTGAAGCACTCATAGAAATACCCCTCGTTGCGTCGCGGGTTGCTGAAGGCCATCCAGAAGCGATGCGGTGTGTTCTCCGTAAAGAAGCCCGCCGTGACGGACCAGATGCTGTCTGGGATACCACTGGCCTCATCGAATATGACCATCACACCGTCGTGGTTGTGCACGCCCGCGTACGCGTCGGGGTTCTCCTCCGACCACAGCCGGCCTTCGACCGACCAGTACCGCGTGCCTTTCTTAAGGTCTCGCTCGACGATCTCCGCGAGCCACTTGGCCGGCATCACGCGTGTGGCGGACACCTCAAACCAATGCGAGTTGATCAGCAGCGCCAGCCACTTAGTCACCTCGGCCCATGTGACCGAGCGTAGCTGCGCCTCGCTGTTAGCCGACACGATGGTCGTCGAGCCGATGCGCGTCGAGAGCATCCACAGGATGAGCCAACTGACGAGGGCTGACTTACCAATGCCGCGCCCCGAGGCGGTGGCCATGCGCAAGACCTCATAACTGGTCGCCGTTTTGTTCTTGGCGATGTGCGCGGCGATGTCCCGCAGCACCTTGCGCTGCCACCGCCTCGGGCCGTCAAAGTGCTCAAGCGGCGTGCCCTTTTGCTTCCAAGGGAAGGCGAACAGCACGAACGCCTCGGGGTCGTCCTTGACAGACGGCGCCCAGAGCCGGGACATGATCTGCTGCTCGTCGTCGGCGCTATAGATCGGCGTTTGCATATTCGGAGTGCTGCTCCAGGTTTACAAGCCTTGGCGATGCGTCTTGAATCAGTGCAGCCGGTGCTGGCGACAATATTCGGCCATTAATGACGCGAGACTCCGCCTCTTGCAGCGCCGCGATGACGCTGATCTGCTGCGTGACATCCACTTGGACCTGCTGCTTCGCCACCCAGCCATGCACGTGCTGAAGGATAGCGAGAGCCGCCTTGCTATCGCCATTTCTAGCCGCCTCGCGCAGCTGAACGGCGGCTTCAACCTCCCCATCGGCGCGGCCTTTGGCTTCGGCCATCTCGGCCATGGGGTCCATTTGGCATAAACGACGGTATTCCGTAGGCAGCATCCCCGCCGCCAAGGCGAGCCTATCACCTTTCAGCCCGAGCGCCGCCGCGTCATAAATTGCTTGAAGCCGCGATTCGGTCGCCTTGATCTCGCGGGGCTCAAACGGGAGCGATTTGAACATGTCGCAACACTACCTTTCGTGTAAGGCAATAGCAAGCGATGTGCAGGATTGTCCTGCCGGGAGGCCGCGATCCACAACAACCGTGTGACCTGTGTGCCGGGGCGGAGTGCCTTAGATGGTGGGCTATAGCCCTTCAGCTACCTCCCGGTCGCTACGTGCGCATCACGTCAGACATCGCAAGTAAAGGATAACGGCAAAACCTTTATTAGCAAGAGGCGTTAGTAAAGGATGCGGGCTGTAAGGTAAGGGCTTGCAGACTTTTTTTAAAAAATTACAAAAAATTTTTGTAAGGCCTCCGATACAGGTACAGGCCATCGCGCGGGTCGGCCCACCCCATCAGTTGCAAATGATTCCCGTTTGCATCCAGTCGCGGCGTGGTGGGCAATCGGCCATGGCCCACGACGCCCGCAAGCTCTCAGCCTGGACGCATGCGCGCCGCGTGGCCGCGTGGTTCTGTGGGCAATGTGGGCAATTGCAAACGGATTGCCCACATTGCCCACAAGTTTGGGGGCGTGGGCATCTGTGGGCAATGTGGGCAAT